GCAAAGAACAGTATTGCAAATTTAGGTATTGTTCTGGGTCAAAATCTTCTGCCGATTGTCGGGAACCTTGCAGACAAGGTGGCTGCGGTTGTTGTGAAAGTTTCAGAATTTGCACAGGCGAACCCAAAGCTGGTGCAAACAGCCCTGAAAGTAGCGGCGGCACTTGCGGGAATGAAGGTTGCCGGGCTGACTGCAAAATTAGGGTTCCTGCATATATCAAGCGGGATAAAGGACGCACAGAAGATTCTGGAGCTTTTCAAAATAAAGGCAATCGGACTTTCCGGCATAGGTTCAAAGGTTGTCGGCTTCATCACAAAACCTTTTAGCGGTATCGGCGGCATACTTGGAAAGGCACTGTCAGGAATAGGAGGCATTGTCGCACGTTCCCCGCTTGGGTCAATCGGAAGGGTGGTTGCTTCCAGTTTTGGAAAAATCGGGTCATTCATTGCCCCGGTAGGAAACATTATAAAAAAGGCGTTAGGACCATTGGGAAAAATCGGTTCAACGCTTCTGGGTCCGTTAGGGGGGATTGCAGGAAAATTTTTGCCCGTAGTAGGTGTGATAACTGCGGTAATTACAGCAGTACAGCTATTGCGGAAACACTTTGATAAAGTCCGGGAAGCCGTAGGGAAGATTTTTGGAGAAAAAGGGCTTGAAATATTCGACAAGATTGTTGCAGTAGTGACAAGCGTGGGTGAAACAATCAAGGGCGTTTTTTCTGACGGAAATCTGGGTGCGGCAAGGGACAAGATACAAGAGATTTTCGGGGAAAAGGGCGTTGCGGTATTCGATACCTTTGCAGGCGTTTTTCAAAAAGTCGTAGCGGCAGCAGGGCAGTTTGTGGGGTTCGTGACCACACATATAGTCCCGGTTGTTGAACAGGTATTGAATGTACTGATAACAACGGTTATTCCGGGAATTATCAGCGGAGTACAGGCGGCAGCCCCGGTTGTCATGGAGGTATTTCAGGCAATAGCGGACTTCATAGGCGGCATTATCCCGATTATCGGAGATTTTATTGCAGGCATTATGCCTGTAATCAGCGAAGTTATAACATTTATTCAAACGTATGTTTTGCCGATTGTGGGCGAAGTTTTCAACTTCATTGTGCAGCAGGTTTTACCGTTCATTGTGCAGGGCATACAGCAGCTTGGGTCAATCATTACAACGGTTCTACAAGCCGTTTTGCCCGTAGTTCAGACTGTTTTCACAACAATTTGGAATATCATACAGCCGATTTTGCAGCAGGTTCTAACGACGGTTCAAGCCGTGCTGCCTGCGGTGCTGTCAATTTTTCAAAATGTGTTCAACACGATAGGCGGCATTATAAGCGCAGTACAGCAGGTATTGTCCGGGATAATTCAGTTTATAACGGGCGTTTTTTCCGGGAACTGGTCGCAGGCATGGGAAGGGATAAAATCTATTTTCAGCGGCGTATGGGACGGCATTTTATCTATCTGCAAAGGCGTGATAAACGGCATTACAGGGGCGGTGAATGTAGTTATCCGAGGGCTGAACAGCCTAAAAGTACCAGACTGGGTTCCGGGCATAGGCGGGAAGGGAATAAACATTCCCGAAATACCGCAGCTTGCAAAGGGTTCAAAAAGTACGCCTGATACATTCATAGCAGGAGAAGCGGGACCAGAGCTAATAACAAATGCGCCGGGAAGAACAGTATATACAGCGCAGCAGACGAAAGATATATTCAGCGCACAGAACGCAGCCGCACAGGTGGCGCAGGCAGCAGGAGCCGGGCAGACGGCTTCACAGGTATTCTATAATACCACGAACAATGCGCCGGAAGTAAAGCCGCCAGAAGTAGTGAGCGGCGCAGGAGCGGGCGGCGGGAACAATATCACAATCACAAACAGCCCGACGATATACGTTGACAGTGACAAGGCAGGTGATTTGGAAGAGAAGCTAGAGGAAAACAATAGAAACTTATTGCAGGAGGTAGAAGACCTTCTGGACAAAAGAAATGATGATGAAAGGCGGTCAAGGCATGAATAAGACTTATACAACAATATCCGGGGATATGTGGGACCAGATAGCGTACACGCAGATGGGAAGCGTTCTTCATACGGACAAATTGATAAAAGCTAATGCCGACTATGCCGCAATGTTTGTCTTCCCTGCCGGGGTAGTTTTAACTATCCCGGAGGTGGAAGAAAAACAGAGTATGGAGCTGCCGCCGTGGAAAAGGGGGTTGTTAATCTGATGAGCGACAAAAGACTTGCACGGCGGGTGGTGCTAAAGCTGAAATTTGAAAATGTAGACGTGCCAGAGAATATAGCGTTGCATTTAGTGAGCGCAAGTTATACAGACAATGAAGACGGCAGCACAGATGATTTTCAAATTGTGTATGAAGACCGGGAACGGAACCTGATGGGGGACTGGCTGGAAGTAAAGCCGACAATCATAAAAACGACAAAGCAGGTTGCAAAAGAGGTTCAGAAAGAAGAGGTAATAAATTATGTTGTGAAGCGGGGCGACACATTGTGGGCGATTGCTTCACAGTATTTAGGGAGCGGGACAAAATACCCGCAAATAGCACAAGAAAATAATATACCGAATCCGAATTTGATTTATCCGGGGCAGGTATTCAGGATAACGACAGGCGGCACGGCAAAAAGTACGGCAGTTGAAACCGTGGAGGAAGTGAAGCAGGGGGCAAAACCGAAACTTGTAACGGCGGTTCTTGTCCAGAAGAATTGGAATGATACAGGAAAAGACGCAACTTTGAATATCGGGACTTTTGAAATAGACGGCATAGACGTATCAGGACCGCCCACAAAAGTAACCGTGAAAAGCACGTCTATTCCGTACACTTCTACAATGCGGATAGAGAAAAAGTCAAGGGCGTGGGAAAATATCACGCTAAAGGCAATAGGGGAACAAATAGCGGGTGACAGCGGGCTTTCCCTGATGTATGAAGCAAGCGACAATCCGACTTTTAAGAGAAAAGAACAGGTGCAAACGTCGGATATTAAGTTTTTACAGGAGCTATGCCACGCCGCAGGAATGGCGTTGAAGGTGACAACGCTGAAAATTGTAATATATGACGCTGCGGAGTATGACGCAAAACCCGCAACAAAGACTTTTAAATACGGGGATAAAAATATTATATCCTACAAATTGGGAACCAGCCTGACAGATACGGCGTACACAAGTTGTCATGTTTCCTATACGGACCCGGACAGCAAAGAAACCATTGAATATACATACACGCCGGACAGCAGCACGGGGACAGGGCAGGTTCTGGAAATAAACGAGAAAGTCAGAAACACGGAGGAAGCAAAGACACTGGCAAAGAAACGTCTGCGGGAAAAGAATACACAGGAATTTACAGCAAGTTTGAAGGTAGTAGGCGACGTTTCATTTGTAGCAGGAATGACCGTAAAATTAAAGGGCTTTCAGAAGTTCGATAGAAAATATAAGGTAACGCAGGCAAAACATAGCCTGACAGGGGGCTACACGGTAGACCTTTCTTTAAAGCAGGTTTTGGAGGGGTACTAATGGCAGATATGAACGAACTGAAAAACTTAATACGAAAAGGAACCGTGCAGAGCGTGAACGCCGGGACCATGAAAGCCCGTGTGAAGTTCGGGGACAAAGGCGGCATTGTGTCCGGGGAACTACACATATTAGTTAGACCCAGAATCATAGTTCCGGGAGAAAAGGAAAAAACGGGGAACAAAACAAAGACGGAAGCAGGGCATTTTCACGAAGCATATTTGACAGAATGGATTCCGAAGACAGGGGACCTTGTTTTGTGCCTGATGATTCCAGACGGCGACGGGGAAGGGTACATTGTAGGGAAGGTGATGTAATGGCAAAAATCGGGAGTTTCGGGGACCTTGTTTTCAGTGTGTCGGAAAATACGGTAAAAACATTTGACGGCATGAATTGGGATTTTTCCGCCGACTATGCAACGCACGACAGGCACATAAAAGCTGACCTGTTAGAATACATGGGACCCGGCATTGAAAGTATATCATTTTCTATGGTGCTATCTGTATTTCTAGGGGTAAACCCTTTGAAGGAAATAAAGAAGCTGCGGAAGATGGTACGGAAAGGATATGCAGAACGGCTTGTAATCGGCGGCAAAGTATACGGCAGTTACAAGTGGGTAATGCAGAAAGGGACGGTTGACTTTCAGCGGTTCGACAACAAAGGAAATTTGTGGGCGGCAAAAATAAAAGTGACCCTGAAAGAGTACCCGAAAAGGTGATAAAGATGGATATTATCAGAGGTGACGGAACACTTTTAAAAAATATTGACCTATCCCCGAAAAATGAATATCAGGAAGTATTGCAGAATGTAGCAATCATAATAGATACATGGGAAAATACCTGCCCTTTGCTGCGGGCATTGGGGCTTCCGGGGCAGTTGATAGGAAGACCGCTGCCCGTAGTAAAAAATATCATGGTGGGACAATTATATGACCAGATTGAAGAATATGAGCCACGGGCGATTCTGGGGGATATAACCTTTGAAGAAAATGCTTTCACGGGGAAGCTGATACCAATAATAGAGATAGAGGGGGTGCAGACGGAAGATGAAGAAACCTGAAAGAGAATACCCGGACATTGAGTTTCTGGAAACGGACACAGAAACGATTGAAAGCAATATGATTGCGCTTTATGAAGAGCTGGTGAACAAAGAGCTGGTAAAGCAGGGAAAGCGGGAAAAATACAAAGTCTATCCGGCTTCCCCGGAGCGTCTTTTTATTGCATGGTGCGCCGCTATTATTGTACAACAAAGGGTCCTGATAAACGAAACGGCGAAAAAGAATGTTCCCCGGTATGCAAAAGGGGAGTATTTAGACAGCCTTGCAGAGCTTTTCAAGGATATTGAACGATTGCCAGCCACGCCTGCCGTCGCAAAGTTCCGTTGCTACATATCGGCGGCGCAGAATCAAAGCGTAATTGTCCCGCAGGGGACACGGATAACATTTGACGGGGAAATCACATTTGAAACCACAGAAGAGCTTGAAATAAAAGCCGGGGAAACATACGGGGAAGTAAACGGAAAATGTCAGACAGCGGGCATTGTAGGAAATGACCTTGCGCCGGGGCAGGTGAAAGAAATTGTTGACGTTTACGACTATTATTTGAAAGCTGAAAACGTGACAAAGACAGAGGGCGGCGCAGGGGAAGAAGACGACGCTTCATACTATGAGCGTATGCGGGAGAGCATGGAGAGCTTTTCAACAGCGGGTCCGATAAACGGCTATATCTATCACACAAAGACGGTCAGCACGGCAATAGCTGACGTTGCGGCGACAAGCCCGGAAGCGGGGGTGGTAGATATTAGGGTATTGCTACAAGGGGGAGAACAGCCGACGCAGGCGGTTCTGGAGGAAATAGAAGCAGCCCTGAACGCTTCCGACGTGCGCCCGCTGACAGATATTGTCACAGTATCAATGCCGGAGGAAGACCCGTTTGAAATAGACCTGACCTATTACATAAACCGAAACAGTCAGGCAAGCACAAGTATCATAGAACGGGACACAAGGGCAGCAGTTGAAGAGTACATACAGTGGCAGACCGGGAAAATGGGAAGGGACATAAACCCGTCATACCTGATACAGTTAATCATGGCGGCAGGAGTGAAGCGGGTGGAGGTAAGAAAGCCGACATTTAAGGCTGTAGAGGAAACGCACGTTGCAAGGATTGTGCGAAACACTATGACTGTATTGAATGGGGGTGTAGAAAATGCCTAGTCCCAGAGGGATAAGAAAAGCCGGGCAGGATATATTCACGGTGAATTTTGCGGATTATCTGCCGGGGGCGTTGAAACAGGACCCAAAAATAAAAGCGATTGCGGAAGCGGTGACAAAGGAAGCGTTGACGGTCAGCGGGGAAATTGAAAATGTGCTGATATATTCCCGAATAGACGAACTGCCGGAAGCGTTGATTGACATTCTGGCGTATGATATGCACGTTGACTGGTACGACTATTCTTTTCCGCTGAAAGTAAAACGGGACATTCTGAAAAGCAGCGTAAAAGTCCATAAGAAGATGGGGACGAAATACGCAGTTGAAAAGGCACTGGGCGCACTGTACCCGCAAAGCGAAGTTGAAGAATGGTATCAGTACGAAGGGAAACCCCATCACTTTCATATTGTGTGTGACGTGACGGAAAACAGGGTGACAGCCAGCTTTCAGGAAATTATAAATGCCGTGATGATGTACAAAAGACTTTCTTCACATTTAGACGAAGTTGTATATCAGGCAAGCGTGGGTATCAGGGTAGAAACACACACAGACTTTTTTCTGTACAAGAACCCGGCAACGGGAAGCCTGCTGGCGGGAACATACCCGCAGAGGATAAGGCGGGGCGTACAGGCAGGAAGTATGATTGTAGTGGGGACGGACGCTGCGGGGTTTATCTTTTTACCGACACAGGCGGGGACATATCCATACAGAAACACGATATTCAGGCAAACAGACGCACAGATTGACGTAGAAACGGCTTCAAACGCTTTCAGGCATACAAATACACCTGCGGGGAGAATAAGGGCAGGAGAAGAGCCACAGAGAAGCTACAGAGGGGCGCAGGCAGGAACGGGCATTGAAGCGCAGACAGGAAAAGAAAGTTTTGTGTTTTCTTCCCCGGCAGCAGGAACCGCCCCGGACAGAAACACGGTATTTCAGGGAAGCGGCGCAGACATAGAAGCAGAAGGGGAGGCAGAGGGCTTCCCCTTCTTCATGCAAGCTGCCGGAACAAAACCTGAAAGAAATGTTGTCATGAGCAATTCCGAAGCCGGGATTGCGGCAGAGGAAGCCGCAGACGGCTTTTTATATACCGTAAAAGCTGCCGGGACCGTGCCAGAAAGGAACACGGGAGAAGGAGCCGGAAGCGGAGGGATTGAAAGCACGGTGAAAGCGGAGGTATTCAAGCATACAAATAAACCTTGCGGGAGCCGCAGAAAACTTTGAAAGGGGGTGAAAAACCATGCTGACACCACAGGCAATAGAAGACTTCAAAGGCTTTCTTGACAATAACATTGCGTATGCAAAAGTTACGGTGAACGGGGAAGCAAAGAAAATCCCGATTCACAGGCGGGAACGCCTGAAAGACGGGCGGGTGGCGGTTTATCTGAACATTACGCCGCAGGCGGGGACGGAAGCGACGATTCAACGGGTACAGCTTTACAACAAAAATAAGCAGTTGTGGGCAGATAAAACGGAGGACATAACGCTTTCTAATGTGCAGGAAGGGGCGTTATACCGTTTTGTCTTCCGATTTGTAGAACAGGAGGTATAAAGATGGCATACGAATGGCAGCAGTGGCAGGACCATGTTACAAAGTATGAAAACCGTTACAGAGAGATTGAAAACGACGACGGGACAATCACGCATGAAGCCGTGGAAGGGGAGGTATTGCAGCAGGGAACCCCGCAGAGCGCAACGAACTTCAACCACATGGAAGACGGCATAACGAACGCCGGGGAGCTTGCGGCACTTCTGGCAACGGAAACAATTCACATGAATCAGCGGGCGGCAGATGAAACCGGGGAAACAATTCTTCTGACCCTGACGAACGGGCAGCAGTACCCCTTCAATGATTCCGTGAAGACCGTTGCACTGAAAACGGAAAGAAACCATTTAGACTATACCGTGACAGCGGAAGTGCTGGAATACAGCGGCGGTTGCGTCGGGGATATTGAAGTAACGGAGAAGCTGGCGAACGGGTTCAAGATTGCGCATACAGGAAGCGCAAAGGAAGTCAAGCTGAAAGTGTTTGTGAAGGGGGGCTTCTACTGATGAAGGGCGCAAATGTGATTATCAGGAGCGAAGAAAGAAAGCAGCATGAAGCGTATGTGCTGCAATCTTTTGGAGTAAAGGGGAGAGGAACCCCAGAACAGCGGGAAGCAGCGGAAGTTATAGCCGCAAGGACCCGTGAAGTTGTAAAAGAAGGAGGAAGATAAGATGGCAAAAATCAAGGTTGTTGAAAAAATGCCCGGCAATCATATTCAGTATGAAGTGAAGGGCAAGAAAATTATTTTCGGTGATGATGAACTTTCCGTGAATCTGGCAAGCCGGGAAAGAGATTTTGAAGTGTCGCTGGACATTTGTATTGACAGCGAAAACGGCGTTGTTATCGGGACGGGAGGAAGGGCGCAGAAGTACGCAGCGCAAATTATCATTCCTGCCCGCCGCTATGATGTGATTGAAGACGGGGTGGACGAAAACGGAGAGCCGCGGGAAGTGCCGATTCCGATTGACTTTGATGTTACACTTTGCACAATTATTTTATGGGAGGTATAAAGATGGGAAACTTTGACGATTTATCTTTAGCGGTTGCGTCTTTTGGAGGACACAACAAAGTCATTCTTGATGATTTAGGAAAGCCGTCTATTATGGTTGGCGTTCCGAAGATGAAGTATTCCGACGTTATCACGGGCGGCACACAGGAAACTTTGCCGTGGTGGGTGGTTGAAGGGGTAGAAAAGAATGTGATTTGGGTATCAAAGTATCTGAATTGTGTTGTAAATGACAGGGCTTATTCCCTGCCTATGAAGGACCCGAAAGCGTATGTGAATTTTGACGACGCTTTACGGTTCAGCAGGAATAAAGGCGAGGGCTGGCACTTGTTACAGAACGGCGTTTTTGCTGCCCTGTCCTTATGGAGCGAGAAAAACGGCACGATTCCGAGGGGCAACACGAACTGGGACGCAAGCTATGAAAAGGCGTGGGAACGGGGCGTAAATACATATATCGACGGTTCACACGGCGGCGGCAGGACAGCGACAGGAAGCGGACCCGTAACATGGAACCATGACCACAGCGCAGCGGGCATTGCTGACCTTTGCGGGAATTGTTGGGAATGGGTAGCAGGCGCAAGGCTTGTCAACGGTGAAATTCAGATTATACCTTACGGAAATTCTATGAAGTCTGATTGCAGCATGGGCGCAGACAGCACGGAGTGGAAAGCTATCATGCCGGACGGAACACTGGTTGAACCGGGGACGGCGGGGACACTGAAAATTGACAGGACCAGCGCAAGTTCAGCAGTATTGCGTATCAATACGGGAGTGACAACGCAGACAACGGACAGTAACGACACAAACACGCCGTTTAAAGATACGGCGGCGGTATCGGGTGTAAGTATTCCGAAAATCTTAATTGCAGCAGGCTTCTTCCCGGATAGCGGGCAGAAAGCCCCCGGACATTTCTGGGCAAGAAATAACGGCGAAAGGCTGCCTTTCCGGGGTTCGAGCTTCTACGACACTTCCAGCGGTGGAGTGGCGGCGTTGAGCTTGCTCGGCGCCCGCTCTAGCGTCGGCCACAATGTGTCCTTCCGTTCCGCTTTTTATGAATAACTGTAAACTGATAACTGATACACTGGGAGGGCTTGCGGCAGCAAGCCCTTTCTACCAAAAACAGAAAATGCGGGGTGAAACATGGCAGGAGAAGAAAAGGAGCTGCCGGAGCTTGACCCGGTACGGGACAATGCGACGGCAGACGACTTCAAGACGAAAAATAAAGTCTATGAGCTGATACTATACACGGGACCAGAGCTTGAACAGTTTCCACGGGCGCAAAGAAGACTTGCGGAAGAGATACGGGAAACAATGCTTCAAATTTTGCGGCTTGTCGTGACATTGGAGAATAAGCACTACAAGAAGACGACGCTGGGAGAACTTGACAACGAAGTTGACGTATTACGCCACCTTGTAAGGCTTGCGGCTGACCCGCAGTATACAAGGAGCCGGAAACCCTGCCTGCCCCTGCGGAAGTATGAGAATATTTCACGCAAGATAAATGAAATCGGCTGCATGATTGGCGGCTATTATAAATCATTAAAGAAATGAGCGGGAAACCCCGCTTTTTTCATATCGGGAAAGAACCGTTATAGAGGACTTGCCGTGCCTATCCGGGGTTCGAGCTTCAACAACACTTCCAACGGTGGAGTGGCGGCGTTGAACTTGAACAACGCCCGCTCTAACGTCAACAACAATGTGTCCTTCCGTTCCGCTTTTCCTCTACAGCCAGAAGTCACGTTCACAAGTGAGCGTGTCCCGTGCGTACAGGGTTAAAAGGGGTTCTTTTCCGTTCCAAAGGCGACTGGGAAACCGGGGACTGTAGGAAGAAGATTGAATTGTCGGGAAGATAGTTAGTAACTTTGTAAGACAGAATCAGGATTTTGTCTTACAGGGCGAAAGTCAGCCGAAAGACTGAATGAATATATCACGTTTGAAACGGAGTGGTGGACCGGAGTAAATTTGCCCGACACATTTTTGTTTGCAGGAGGTAAAAACCATTGAAGAAGATAAAGGGAATTTTCCCGAAAATCTATGACTTTGAAAATCTGTTTTGTGCATACAAAGCGGCTATCAAGTGCAAAAGATACAGACAGGACGTAATGGAGTACACGGACCGGCTGGAAGATAACCTGATTATCCTGCAAAATGAATTGATATGGGGACAGTACAGCGTAGGAAGGTACAATATTTTCTATGTGTACGAACCGAAAAAACGCCTGATAATGTCACTATTATTCAAAGACCGGGTGGCACAACACGCCATATACAGGCAGGTAAACCCGATTTTTGAAAAGAAGTTCATTTTCGACAGTTACGCTTGCAGGGTAGGGAAGGGGACGCACAAGGCAATAGACCGCCTGCAATACTGGCTAAAGCAGACCGACAGGAAGCCGAAGAAATACTACTATCTGAAATTAGATGTATCAAAGTATTTCTACAGGATAGACCACGGCATTTTGAAGAAGATTCTTGCAAAGATGATTGATGACCCGCCACTTTTAGACCTGCTGGCGAAAATCATTGATTGCGAAGACACAAAATTTGGATTGCCGCTGGGCGCAGATATAGGGGACGTTGCGTTTGACAGAATGTTAGATGATGTGGGCTTGCCTATAGGAAATCTGACTTCACAAATGTTTGCGAACCTGTATTTGAATGAGCTTGACCAGTTCTGCAAGCACAAATTAAGGTTACACTTCTATATCCGATACATGGACGACATTATAATTTTACATGATGATAAAAAGTATCTGGAAAAGATAAAACAGGACATAGCCGTATTTCTGGGAAAGAAGCTGAATTTGCAGTTAAACAACAAAACCTGCATACGCCCGACAAGTATGGGTATTGAGTTTGTAGGCTTCCGGGTGTGGGCGACACATAGGAAGTTAAGGAAGAAGACTGCAAAGAAGCTGAAAAGACGGCTGCAATATATGTTCCATGCCTACACAATAGGCGAAATTGACAAAGACACGCTTGACAGAAGCGTTGCTTCATACCGGGGAATACTAAAACATTTTGATAGTTACGGACTGCGAAAAAGTTTGAATGAAATGTATAAAAAGGAGGTATGCGGAAATGTCACAGGAGCTATTGCGGACAGCGAAGGAGATTCTGGCGTGGCTTGCGGCGGCGGGGATAATAATTGACCTGACCCCCGGCATTAAGTTTCAGCCCGTGCGGTATATCATAAAGCGCATAGGGGCGTTGATGAACCATGATATAAAAGAACAGCTTGACAAGATAGAAAAGGACTTGCAGCAGCACAAGGTGGAGAGCTGGCGGCATGAAATCTTGACTTTTGCAAATGAATGTATGAACCGCAGGAAGCACACAAAGGAAGAGTTTGACAATTTCTTTGAAACTTACAGCGATTATGAAGAGTACATAAAAGCAAACAAGCTGCAAAATGGGCGTGTAGATATGGCTTATAAGTATGTAAGCAATGTATATATGCGCCGTTGTGAAAAGAATGATTTTCTTGTGGAAAGGGAGGAAGACGAAGAATGAACATTTTGTGTTTTATGCTTGGGTTTATCCTTTGCGGTTTTATTGTTTTCCTGTATAACCTGCGGTGGGTTGCGGCAGCAAGGCGCAGGCGAAAACGGGAAGCAGAAAAGGACCCGACAAAGAAGACACAGGCAACAAAAATCATTGTCTTTTCAATCATGATAACTTACTATATCGCTTTTGCGGTTGCGGTGTGGGTAGTGATTGCAAAAGACATATACCAGCTTTCAAGCCTGCTGACTTTTACGGGCGGCGTTGCGGCTTTTGCGGTTGCGTTCTATTGCTGGAAGAGTAAAGCGGAAAATTTAGAGAAGATAAAAAAGGGGAACCCGGACTTGTGCGGTTCCCTTTCTGATTTTTCCGGCATGGGTTCACAGTAAGGGAGGAAGGGAACATGAAAGAAGAGCTGAAAAGACAGATTGCAGCGGAAGCGGCAAAGGTTATCTTTGCGAATGAAGGAAATTATTCTTCTGTAAATGCTGATGATAACGGGGCGTTAAGCGTCGGGAAGGTACAGTGGCACGGGAACCGGGCATTGTCGCTTCTGAAAAAGATTGTACAGGATATGGGCGCAGGAGCGGAAGCGGTTCTGGGCGGGAGCCTGTACCGGGAAATCATGACAGCTTCCGACTGGTCAGGAAGGAAAGCAGCGGCAGAGGAAAAAGCGAAGCTGTCAAAGGTTCTGGGGAGCGTTCAGGGAAGACAGGCGCAGGACAGACAGGCAGAAGAAGACATTCTTTCATACGTCACACACGGGGCAAAGATGGGGATTGAAGACCCGCAGAGCCTTGTATATTTTGCTGATTTAGAGAATCAGGGAGGGGCGGGAGCTTCAAAGCGTGTCGGAAACGCAGCAGCACAGAAAGCCGGGGGAACCGGGAAAGTAAAACTTGACCACATACACGGGGCGGCACTTGCGGACCGTGTTATGGGTAAATACAGCAGCCGCAGGAACCTTGTATATAAAAAGGCGCAGGAGCTTTTCAAGGGAGCTGCCGGGGCTGCAAACAATAATCAGTCAGGAGGTAAAAAGACTATGACAGAACAGGAGTTAAGAAACAAAGTAGTACAGACCGCACGGGGCTATCTTGGAAGCAAGGAAGCGGACGGGAGCCACAGGAAGATTATTGACGGGTACAACGCACACAAGCCGCTGGCACGGGGCTATCTGGTGAAGTATACAGACGCATGGTGCGCAACATTCGTTTCTTTTGTCGGTATTGTCTGCGGGCTTACAGACATTATGCCGACTGAATGTGGGTGCGGGGCAATGATTGAACTGTACAAGAAGAAAGGACGCTGGCAGGAAAACGACGCATACAGACCGCAGCCCGCAGACATTATCATGTATGACTGGGACGACAACGGGGCGGGAGATTGTACGGGCTATCCTGAACACGTCGGACTTGTGGAAGCGGTAGACGGAAACACAATTACAGTCATTGAAGGAAATATGAGTGACAAAGTAGGGGAAAGGAAATTGCAGGTAAACGGGCGTTATATCCGGGGATATTGCCTGCCTGATTATGCAAGCAAGGCAGGCAGCGTTCCTTCCGGCAATTCTTCTTCCGGGTCCGCTTCTTCCGCAGAACAGGTTTACACGGTGAAAGCGGGCGACACGCTTTCAAAGATTGCTGCAAAGTTCGGGACTACATACCAGAAACTGGCAAGCTATAACGGGATTGCGAACCCGAACAAAATAAACGTCGGGCAGAAAATAAAGATTCCGGGAAGCGGGGTAAAGACCTATACCGTAAAGAAGGGTGACAGCTTGTGGGCGATTGCGGCGGCGCAGCTTGGGGACGGTTCCCGCTATAACGAGATTAAGACCATGAACGGGCTGACCAGCAACACGATTCACGCCGGGCAGACATTGAAGCTGCCGGGGGCGTAAAAGACTATCACAGGAGGAAAAGAAGATGAATGATATTATTATTTTAGCGGTACAGTTGGGAATTACGGTTGCGGCGTTTGTCGTCGGGAAATATGTATTCCCGAACCTTCCGAAGAATGTAACGGATAAGCTGACGGCACTTTCACAGTGGGCGGCGAAGTTCGTTGAATGGGCGAAAGAGTTCATGAAGAAGCAGACCGGGGAAGAGAAGATGGCGGCAGTTGTCGAAAAGCTGAAAGAGATTGCAGACGAAGCCGGGATTGAAGTCACGGAAGACCAGTTGCGGGCAATAGCGCAGTCTGCCTATAATGCAATGAAAGCCGGGGAGAAGGAAGCGGAGGACGCAGCCGGGGAAGCACTGGCGACATATTACAAAATCGGTCAGAGGGAAGCGGCGAAGGGTTCAACGGTGAATATTTACACGGGACCCGCAGCGGCGGGAAAAACCGCAGTTGCGACAGATAAAGTCCCAGAAGGTGCGCTGGAGGACGGCGCAGCCGGGGAAGTGAACGTATACGACGCAGCCGGGAACAAAACCGGGACAATTACGGCAGAGGAAGCGGCAGCCGCCGCAGAGGGCGTGACACATATTGAAGTAGAATAGCCCGCAGACGTGCCACACAAGCCCACAGACAGACCAAAAGCCCCGCAGGGTAATATATACACCTGCGGGGCTTTTTATCGTTGTGGGGCAAATACGGGGCGTTTATGCGGTTGTGAAAATCTGACCTTCTGTATAATTTATAAATTTCCGGGGAGTGCCGGATGGCACTTTTAATTCATTTCTGAAAATAAAATAGCTTTTGTCAAGTTCTTCTGAATACAGCTTCATGAAATCAACAACATTTGTTTCAGTCTGGTTGTCGTCGTCGTCATAAAAATATTTCAGTTCAACGGTTTTTGCGCCGTATGCGGTAGCAAGTTCCCGGACAGCCGCCCGGAAGCCGCTGGTGGTTGTGCAGGCTGCAAGGGAGAGCCAGCAGGTGGTATTGTCAAAGCGGGCAATCACAGGGCGGTAATTGCTGCGGTTGAAGGTTACGCCGTTCATAGTCCATTTTAATTTCATCATTTCACCTTTCCTTTCAGGGAGGGCAGCGGCAGGAGCCGCCGCCCGGTCATTTAGTTTTCTTTCCGTAGTTCGTTGTAGACGTGGTGTCCCAGTTCGTGCATGGCTTCCGGGACTTCCTGAACAAACACTGTAAACATGAAAGTCATAAATTCTGACTTTGTTTGCGCCCATTCTTCCGGGGTCATGTTCGGGTTTTGCGCCAGCTTCATTTCAAGCAGCTTTTGTGTAAGTTCCTGACCTGCGGGGCTATTCAGTGCGCTTCTTTCCGCTTCTGATACCTTGTCTACAAAATCATTGAAATTTTCTGCTATCATCATTTTTCTTTCCTTCCTTTCTTTGCTGGAGGGGCGGCAGAACCGCCGCCCGTTGTCTTTATAAGTGTGTAGCCATTCCCGTGGTTGCGGTGAATATATCTTGCAGCATATCAGCATATACGCCGGAAACCTTTTTAATATCTTCCTGTTTATCCGGGGTCCATGCGAAAGTCTTTTTGTTCAGCCGCCCGGCAGTAAACTTGAAGAAATACATTGTGTAAGTGTCCGTTGTGTCAAGCGTGATGTAAAGGCGGTTTGCCTTGCTGCGGTTTTTCGGAAGTGTCATGCGCAGCGTGTTTCCGTCTGATAAGAAGTTCTTTGCGCCTGTCATTGCGATAAATTTATTGCCGCCGAGTTGTTCAAGAATTGTGTTTGCTACTGTCATTTTATTTGCCCCTTTCCTTTGCTTCATCTTATGTTATTATTATATACTTGCGCAAGTATAATTTCAATAGGCAAAGTGTACAAAGTTACGCAAGTATATTTGTACAATATGTATACTTGCGTAAGATAAAAAGAAAAGCCCCGGAGGAACGGGGCGGGGGAAGTTCAGAAAATATCGACGTTTCCGGCTTTACCTTCACGCAGGATAGACAGTATATTTTCTATCATATCCCTTTTTGTCAGGCGGGCAAGGCGGGCAAAATCCGCTTTTGTTGTTTCTTTATAGTGGTTATAAAGACGGTCCCTATATTCTTCAAGGCGGTAACAGTAGAAAGCGTGACGATTCCCGCCGTAGTCTTCAAGCCAGTTTTTAATCTCATTAAGGTTGGAATAAATAGGATAATAGCAGTTCTTCCGGGTGGCGGTAAGGTGTACGGATTTTAATTGCTTCATGCCCTCATTAAGCGCAAGGCGGCTGTAAGCGGCTTTTTCAATCTTTATCATTGTTCGGATTCCTTTCTTTTTCAGGGAGGGCAGCAGGAGCCGCCCCGATTATCGGTTACGCTGTCAGACTAGGACACATGGAGTAACGCCCTAACGGGTAGATTGTTTCAGCGTTGCAGTATTCAGAAATTTTCTTGTTTATCCGGCATTTCTGAACCTTTTCCCCGTCTGAAATGGTAATTGTTTGCGCTGTCCGTGCGGTTACTGTATAAGTCCAGACGCAGTTGTGGTCACAAATGCTTGTCATGCTGTATTCCTTGCCTACTTCAAATTGTTTCATTGTGTTTTCCTCTCTTTCATTTGATAAGTCTATTATATACTTGCGCAAGTATATTTTCAATAGGCAGGATATACAAAGTTACGCAAGTATATTTGTATAATTTGTATACTTGCGTAATACTTGCGCAAGTGATATAATGATACATACCCGAAGAAAGGAGGGCGACAGATGGAGGAAAAGAAGGAAGAGGGGAAGAAGCCGGACACAAAGAACACAGGGCAGCAGAAAGCGTCCACAAAAGCAAAAAACACGTTCAACGGAAAGAATTATGAACGCCTGTACCCGTTTGTAAAAATGGGGGAAAAAGCGAAGATTGAAAGGGCGGCTTCTGCTGCCGGGCAATCTCTGAATGATTATATTGTAACTGCCGTATATCAGCGCATGGAAAGAGAGGGGCAGGCAGGTGGAGAAGGACAAGGATAAAAGACCGGGGAAGTGTGAGAGTTGCGGACTTGTTATGCCGAACGAACAGGGAAAAGGGGCGTGGAAGTATTTCTGTAGTAATGACGGGAAGAGCAGGCGGGGCGGCGATTCTTGCGCCGGGTACTGGGAAGCCGGGGACATGAAGAAGACCATTGACACAATGACGCAGTTTGTATGAAGGAGGGCGGCGCATGGTAACAGTAAACGGAAGACCTGACACAGAAGAAACCGCACACGCAATAGTTATCAGGATTCTAAACGAAAGTATTGTAAAGCATTACGGGACCCGTCCGGGGAATGATGAAGTAAAAGAGTTATCAGCATATGTGAAAAAGGAGCTGGAAGAAATTGTTGAATATGTTGCAGAGAGGGAAAGAAGACGTTGCGGCAGCAGTCGTGAAGGAAGTTGCGGCAATGACGGACAGGACGCTTGAAACAAGAAACAGGATAATTGAAGCGACGTGGCGGGCGATTGTGAAAGATGATAAGCCGCAGCCGGAAGACGGGGAACTGATAATACAAAAGAATATCAGGACGGAAGAAGGGCAGGAGGAAACACGGTATAGTTTCATCTACAAAGGGGAGTTTGTAGCGGGAATTATAGAAAGACAGAACTATTGCGACTATTCATATTTTCTGACTTCTGATAAAATCAGCGTGTCAGAGCTTATGCAGGAGGTAGCAGAAGTTGAAATTTGAAATGATATGCACAGGGGGACCGTTCGGGGATTCCTGCTGCAATTATGATGTGAGAATAGAAGGAAATTGCACGGTCAGGGAGTTTATAGAAAGTGTCCTGAAAGAAAAACCGGGAGAATGGGGAACTTTTGAGATTGTGAAGGATATGAAATATACTTTGCAGAGCATGACGGACGATTGCGAGTATAAGAAAGGGGAAATCACAAGGAATTTCAAAAGGAAAGAAACCGAAGAAAAGGAAATTGAAGAGATAAAGGCAAACGGTGGCTGGTCGTTAATGACGTATTACATTAAAACAAAATAAAAGGACCCCGGAGGGCAGCAGGCTTTCCGGGGCTTCTTTTGTGTTGTACTAATTGAACAGTGCCTACCGGGGCTTTAGATTCCCATGCTGCCAGACAGCTTTTGGACACACTGGCTATGCTTTGCAGAGAGTATAACGCAACAATACTGATGGTTACGCATGACGTTATGGCAGCCAGCTATTGCGACAGCATTTTGTTTATGAAAGACGGCGAAATTAAAACAGCCTTAAACCGGGAACAGGAAAGCAAACATACTTTTTTCGCGGATATTTTGAAGAAAATAGAATGGATAGAGGGAGAAGGCCATGATGTACTTGAAGTTGTCAATCCGTAATGCCAGGCGGTCTTTTATAGATTATCTTTTATATGTTGCTGCCATGACCGTTCTTTTGGCAATTATAGAAGTATCTAATTGTATAACCATTATAGGAGAAGCAGCCGGTTTTCAAGTGATTTCCCTGCCATTGCTG